TGATACTTCATTGCAATCCATTTGTTGCGGGATTGGTCGTGTAAATGCTTGATCTAGATCTGCAGCGGTATCATAATTATCATCAGTAGGTTCAAAATTAAATACACCAGTTGCAGAACACTTATTTGAATCTGGTTTAACTTCATTTAATATTTGTTGAACAAGTTCAGGTTTAACATCAGGTACATACGCAGCAGATGGGACAGATGGTGTCACAACCTCTCGAGCAGTCTTAGCCGCATTAAATAAACTAGTGACTTCATTTAATAGTGCTGGTGGACGGAGTATTGTATTTTTACCAAGAAGCGGTTCTGCTTCTTGTAAGCTTTCAAAACTTTCGCTTGTTGATGGTCTAGTTAAATAATATATTAAAAACCCAAAAATGGTTAATAAAACAACATCCGAAAATTTAATATTAGTCATTATTATTGATATATATAATAATAGAAAAAAAATTATATATTTTATAATTTTATATTATTATATTTTTTTATCTAATAAATATTGATTTTTTAATAAATTATATAAAGATGTATTTATTCTATAAATAGTTTAATGGCAAATATGGATAAATATTTAGATATGTGCGATGAAGATATCGACAATCTTTTAATGGGCGTTGATTTGAATAAGAAGACAGTTCATGAAATACCAAAGAATTGTTGTAAAAATTGTAAGAGTACCAAATTAGAAATAGATAATGCAAAGGGGCATATGGTATGCACTGAGTGTGCTGTTATTAATGAAGAATATTTAGATGATAGTCCTGAAATTACAAATAATGAAGGTGAAGGCAGTAATAAATCTAGATATGGTGCACCAACTAGTTTCTTCTATCCTAAATCATCATTGGGAACTAAAATAGTTAGTAAAGGATATAATAGAATGAGTTTAATTCAAAAACAAGGTCAAATGCCTTATAAAGAAAAAAGTCTTATGGATGTTTTAGAAACAATTCAATACAAATGTAAAGTATATGGTATTACACAGTCAATTATAGATAGTGCTAAAATTCTTTATAAAAAAGTATCTGAATCAGTTCATGTAAAAGGTAAGCGTAAGGGAAAAAATATTATAATGAGATGTATTAATAGACGTAGTATGATAGCAGCATGTCTTTTTCATGCTTGTAAATTACAGAAAGAAACACGTAGCCCTAAAGAGATTGCTGATATTTATGATTTAGAAATTAAACATGTGAATCGCGGATGTAGAAAATTTGCAGATATTATTGATGCGAGTAGTCTATTTTATCAAATTAAATGTTCGCAATCATCAGACTTTATTGAACGATTTGCTAAAAAATTAAATATAGATAAACAATATATTAATATTAGTAAAGATGTATCTGATAATATACATAAATTAGATTTAGCATCAACACATGAACCACCATCTATTGCTGCTGGATGTATATTATTAGTAGCACAATATTATAATATTCCATTATCCAAAAAACACATATCTGAAATTTTTGGTATTTCAGATGTTACAATTAGTAAAACATTTCGTAAAATATGGGTATATCATAATATAGTTATATCAAATAAAATAACAATGCTTATATTAGCAAAAAAGAATGTTATGAATAATACAAATAGTGAAATTAATAAATCAAATTTAGTTATGTGCAATAGTTTAATAGATGATAATTCGGATGAATCAGTGTATACAACAGAATCTGAAAATAGTTCTGATATTAAATCTAATCATAAAATAAATATTAAACTAGCACATAAAAATATTTAAATATATAATTTTTTTATAATAGTAAAGAATAAAATTTTATTTTATTCTTGACTATTAGAGGTGAAGAAAATATAACATTTTTTACATCCAATATCAAATGACAATAACTGATATTATTATTTTATATATAATGTCTTATTCTAATGATATTCAATTAAATACACAATTTAAAAAATATAAAAAAAAGTATTTTACTGAAATAAACACAAATGATACGATTCAATGTATGTTATTAAATAAATATGTTAAATATAATGAAGGTGAAAACACTCCTACTTTATTCACCTCTAATAGTAAAGAAAAAAATAAAATTTGTTTCTTTGCCAACATATTAGAATATTTAGAACATGAAGAAAATGAATTTATAATTCAATCAAATACAAATGATCATTTTTATTATAAAACAAAAGAGAATAAAAAAAATAATAGTATTGATCTTATATTATATAACGGGGACAAAACACTCTACCAAAATAAAAATTTAGATAATAGATATTGCTGATTTCTTTGTTTTCCTAACTGCTCTCTTTCGTGGATTTCCATCACTTAATGTAGTCTCTGATATAAGTCTATCATTATTTGATGAACTATCATCTTGTGTATCTGTAATACTCATATTTATTGTTCCAGGCTGAATATTATGAAGTCTATTTAAAATTTCTTTAACTTGTTCAGGTGCTCTAATATCTGGCGCCATTGGTTTTAATAATGATGCATTTATAGTTGGTGGAAGTGTTCCACTCGGATTACCTGTCGCAGGTTGTTGTTCAAATTTCTTTGCTTGTGTTTGTAATTGATTAATATATTGTTGCTGTTGTTTTAACTGCTGCTGTAATTGTAATTTATCATTTGCTTCTTTTTTTTTTTGTTCATTTCGTTGCCGTTCAATATTTACTTCTTGTTGTGTCATAAATTGAGAACTATTTTTAGTTGGATTTATAATAGAACTTAAAAGCCCAGGATTAGATGCTAATACAGAATCTAATCCTGGTAATTTAGAGGATTGCGATTTTGTAAAATGAAATGCACCAGCAGATGCAATAATTAAATATAATAATTTAACTTCTGGTGCCATCTTTCTTCCACTACCTTTATATTTTTCATAAATTTCTTCTAATACATCTTCCCATGAATCAACTTCTAACTGTAAATGATCTCCCCACCCAGATAAGTGAAAATCAAATGGATCATATTTATCATTTAAAAATTCAATAACAGAAACTGCTTGTAATAAACCACCTTTAAATATTTTTACTCCATTACGTTTATCTGCAAAACTTTTTAATAATTCAAATTCATATTCCATTTCTTCTAAAGACGAGTTAAAATCATATTCTTTTGATAATGTAAATCCTTTTGTTTTAATTTCAGATAGTTTTCTTAACATTTCTATTTTTCGTAATCTTGTTTCTTGATAAGATAGTTCAACCTTTGGTGGCTCAGTAGGCTTGTCTTGTTTTGAATGATTATATGTATCATTAGTTTTATATGTATTTGGAGGAGGTGGTGGTATTTTAATTTGTTCATATGTTTCTTTAGATTCACTTGATTTCTTATCAGACCGCGATGATGATTTTTTATTAGAACTATCAGATTTCCTAGATTTGCGTGAATCAGAGGAGCTTGATGAATCAGAATTAATTAAATTAATTTCTGAAGATTCTGAATCAATTTTAAGAACAGATGTTTTAGTTGGATTTGCTATCATATTAAAATAATAATCTGTATCAGTAGATTGTTGTTTTTTATTATTTATTTTATCTTCCAATAAATTTATTCCATGTGAATTTTGATACTTTACATGCGTACCATTAGAATTTTCTGTATCTGACATTATAAATATAAAGATTCTTTCCTTTAACTTAACGCAATAATAAATATTTTTATTAAAATTTTCAAAATATTAAAATAAGTTAATATTTTAATTTAAAAATTATTATCTACCGTTTTACAATATAAAAATGAATTATTGCACAATACAAGATGCATGGGGAAATAATAATGAGTTTAGTAATCAATATAAAAGTTATATGAATAATAAAGATAATAAAAATAACATGCAAGTTCCTCAAAATAATAAATCTATGATAACAGACGTGTCTTCATTAAGTATTCCGTTAAATACGGAACATTTTAATAGTAATACTATTAATCCAAATACTTTATATCATATAAATAATTGTGCAAATTTTATAGAACATATTCGCACTTGTAAAGAGTGTCGTGCTAAAATGAGAGATTATTTTAAACCAAAAATAATTGAAAAAATGAATGATATTATTGAAGATAATAAAGATATTATTGTTCTTATTTTAATAGGGTTATCTATATTATTATTTTTTAATATGATTAATAATATAACTAAATAAATTATTTTAAAAATATACTATTTGGTCGGTGGCGTCCATTTTATAATAATTATATCCGGTTTAATAATATTTGCTTCAAATCCATCTTTATTTAATTTATTTATTATATATGTAGAACAATCATCAAGTGAATAAAGAGGTAAGCCTATTAAAAATGCGGGTATTTGATACCACGTGGTATAAAAATTACCAGAACTTGCATAACATATTTTTTTTTCAACTAATTTAAATACTTTTTCAAATGTTAAAAATTTTCTATCTTCGCGTTCTTTTTGTTGTTTAATTAAATCACTTGCTTTAACCATATAATAATATATATATTTTATTCATTTTATTGTAGCATTTTAAAGCGTCAATAATGTAAAATAAATAAAATGGAATATGATACTATTTGTATGTCTGGTGGAGGTGTTAAAGGATTTGCATTTATTGGTGCATTAGATTATTTAAATAAAAAAAAAATTATAAATATAGATAATATAAAAAATTGGGTAGGTACGTCAATTGGTTCCATATTAGCATATGCAGTTGTTTGTGGATTTACTATTACTGAAATGGAAAATTTTATAATAGAATTTGATTTTACTAAAACAAATCCAGATATTTCAATTGATAATATATTTATTAGTCATGGAATTAGTGATGGTAAAAGAGCTGAATTTATATTAAGATCATTTATACAACATAAATTTAATATAGATGATATTACTTTTTTAGAATTATATAAATTAACACAAAAAAATTTATTAATAATTGGAACTAATTTCACACATGCTCGCGAAGAACTATTCTCACATAATACAACACCTGATATGTCTGTTGTCACAGCAGTAAGAATATCAATGTCTATTCCTGTTTTTTTTACACCCGTATTATATAATAATTGTTATTATGTTGATGGATCTATAACAAATAATTTCCCAATTAAACATTGTGATAAATATACTACTATTGGATTATATATTAGAAATAATAATGATACATGTAATAATGAAATAACATCTATTGTCAGTATAATAATTGGTTGTATGAATATTATATCAGATACTATTAATCATAAAGATATTAATATGTGTGATAATATTGTTCAAATTGATAATTATAAACATGAATTTATAAACTTTGATTTTACAATTGAAACTAAAATGAAACTTTTAAAATTAGGACATACATATGCTAAAAAATTTATTAAAGATATGCCAAGGAAAATATGCGTTGCTATTATAAATAAAATAATAGACGATGTCTGTAATCTTATTTAATATTATGTCTTATTTTATTTATATATATATATATATATATGAATAAAATAATAATACATATAAGCGGTCCTTCAGGTTCCGGTAAAACAACTCTTGGTAATAAATTAATAGAACAATTTAAGAATAAAATTGTAGTAAAAGATATTGATGATTTGCGAAGAGATTTTATTAAAAAATACTATGGTAATAAAAAATTTGATATTATTGATAAAGTAGAATATCAAAAATATATAGATAATTTTATAAAAACACATTTATCTAAACCTCTAATATTTGTTGGATTAAACCATATGCCATGGTGGCATATTAATCATTATTATGATATGCATTCAACTCACAATTATTTTATAGAATTAGATGATGAAACAATAATCAAACAAAAATGTAAAAGATTATTTTTAGATTGGGCAACTGATGATGAAGAGATGAATTATTTAGTTAATCATAATAAAAAATATATTAAAAATGTATCAAATGCTATTGCCGAAGAATGTAATTTAAAAAAAACAATTAAGTTAAATAATAAATGGAGAAAAGATTATATGAAACAAGGTTATAAATTTATGTCCAGAGAAACTATTTTTAAAAAAATATGTAGTATTATTTAGAGATACTCCGGTATAATATCTACAGTAATTAAATAAAATAATAGATAATGTCTGTAATCTTATTTAATGTTGTGTCTTATTTGTATATTAGTATATTTTATTCTATCATTGCTTGATTCACCCAATTTGTTTTTAATGAAATACATTGTTGATAATACATCAGGTAATTTATTATCAGAACTTGTTGTTGTATCGCTATGTTGGCTAGGAAATGCATTTTTAGCAAATAAATTAAATTTATTAAAATATTCACTTATTATTTTACTAAAAAAGACACAATCATGACAATGATCAAAATCTTTATTTTGTTTAATTGTTTGTTTATGATATGCTGGTCTTATAATACGATTAAAATATATAAATTTACCTTGATATTCATTAATATTATATTTGTATTTTTCTAATTCTGTTTTTAATACTAACCGAGATTCTGTAGATGATGGTGGTGCATAGGGTTGAATATAAAGGTCGCCTTTATAATAATCATAATATTTTCCTTCATAAGGACATCTAAATTTTAAAAAACTGTAATCTGGTTTTATTATTTTATGCCATATTATATTTATATTATTGTCTTTTACAACTGAGTCATCATCAGGACTTAATCGTATATCTGAAATAAAATATAATTTACTTAATTTATCTCTATTTTTAAATAAATTATAATAATATTTTGCTACATTTTCTGTAAAAAATTCTGTTTTAATTTCAATTATTTGCTTATGTTTGTATAAAGCTGGTAAATGTGGTGCAGGATCAATAAGATACCATCTTGTATTAGGAAACATATTTGCCAATATTATTATATTATTGCCGCGAGCTGAGCCGGCATATATTATATTTATAAGTGGATCGCTTTTTTGTATATATTTAATTAAAAATTGTAATGTTGTTAAAAATAATTTTAATTGACCCCAATAAATTACTGATCTTGGTAGTGCATTAGTTGTTCCATATTCCATAATATAAGGAATGTCTTTTAATTTATATGAAAATTTTTGTTTATAAAAATTTTCTATAGTTTTATATTTATCTAATTCAGTAGCATATTTATCAACATAAGTTTTTTCATTAAAATAAAATGTTCTAGGAATAAAATCATATAAATAACCATCTAGCTCACATTTTTTTGAATTTTTTGGGTTATTAATTTCTTTATTTAATAATTGTTTTTCTTGTTTTTTTAAATAAAGATTTGGTTTAAATATTTTATTTTGAATTAAATATTTGCTACATTCTGTTTTATTTATACATATATCTAATTTACACAAAAATTCACTACAATGGGGATTGTCTCTAATTATCTTTTTATAACGCGGATCTAATTTACATATACCAATATAATATTTATCTAATTCTAAATTCCATTTAAAATTCATTATATATAATTATTTAGAATTTTATATAATTGTTTAGATTTTTTTTATAATTATATTAGATTGTTTTTTATATTCTTTCATTTTATCATCTAATGATTTTTTATCATCAATATCTAATGTTGTTGGATGTAATAAAAATGCACGATTTAAACTAGAAAAATCAGTAGATTGTATTGTATCTTCTATATATAATTTATCAATATCTTCTATATTTGTATAATTATTATGACTTATATATGTTGCTAAATCTGATGATGGATTATATTCTATAATTTGGTCTTTAAATTTACCATCTATTTTATTATTATTAAATTTATTATTAAAATCTTTATCATCTTTAATATCTTCTTTTACAATTTTAATATTATTACGTTCTTGTTTAATTTTTTCTAAACGTTCCATTACTACTTGATTATCTAATTTTGATGAGTCTAATACTGCATTATGTTTTTTATTTAATAACTCGCATTTTTCTGTAAACTCTTTTTTGGATAATGAATCTGATCCATTATTTTTAGAAATAGTATTCATATCTTTATTCATTTTATTAAATGACTCTTTCAAATCATTAAAAGTATTTATATTAGGATCTAAAAATAAATCATATTTTTTACGTAATTCTTTATTTAATAGTACTTGATTTGCTAATATAATATGATAATAAATTTCTTCTTCTAATTCTGTATTTTTATCTGGATGAAAATTTTTAATAATTTTCATAAATTTTGTTTTTATTGTTACATTATCCGCATCATTTGGAACATTTAATATTGTATATAAATTATACTTTAATGTATTAAAATCTATAGACATTTATTATTATATAAAATAAAATTTAGTTTAAATAGTTTTATATTATATAATAATATGGTTCAATTACAAGAAAAAATAGAAGCTGCATTAATGCTTTCTTCTTATTTTGAAACGGTTGGTTTTAATAATTCTATTTGGGAATTTAATTATCGATATGAAATATTTGATATACGTGAATATATTAATATATTAAATACGATGGTTCAACATTTTTTTATATTAGGAGGAGCATCTAATATTAATGTTAAACAATGGATTGCATCAGATGATACTATATTAATATTAGCTATTGCCGAGGCCGTCTCAAAAGGAGGCGGTGAGGAAAATTATATTAAATCATTTATTAAATATTATGAATTATTAAAGAATAACAAACGAGTTAGTGGAATTATGACATTAAAAAGTATTAGTAAATTAGAGAAAGGTTATAAATTAAAAAATATAGAAGTTAATTCATCAATGGGAGGTAATGGTGCTGCAATTAGAACTGGTCCAATTGGTATTAAATGGTCTAATAATATTGAAAAAGTTATTGAACAATCAATTTTATCATCAAGATTAACACATAATTATTATGTAGGTTTTTTAGGAGGAATGGTTACTGCATTATTTACAGCGTTTGCAATTAATAATATTGATCCTTGGTTATGGTGCGATGAATTAATTGCATTATATAATAAAAAAATAATTCATAAATATTATCCTACTGAAGCAGTGCATAATATAAATGATTTAGATACATATATGGGATATTGGAAAAGATATAAAGAACTTAGAATTAATAAAATTAAATTTAAAAATACATTAGAAAATTGTATTTTTATTTTAGATAGAATTGATTTTTTATTAGGATTTTATCCTGATAAAAAAATTAAAGAAATGACTTTAAAAGGATACAGTTTGAAAGATTTAAAGGATTTTAATTGGGGTAAAATATGTGCGTCTGGTTTAGATGTATGTATATATGCATATGATTGTTTATTAATGTCAATGACAACTCCTGGTAGTAGTAATTTAGATATGAATAATATATCATTTAGTTTTGATAGTTTTTTAACATTAGTATCAATACATCCTGGCGATAATGATTCTACAGGAGCAATTGGCGGGTTTTGGTATGGTGCATTATTAGGTTATACCGGTATTGATAAAAATAGAATGAAAGAATTAGAATTTTATACTGAACTTTTAAAAATTTCTAAACAATTAAAATAATATTATAATTCTTTTATATATGATAATAAACTATCTGCTGTTCGCTCATTTTCATAAATAATTCGTTGAACATTAGAACCTGTTATTTTTTCAATAACTATATATGGATATCCAGGAACATTATATTCTTTACATTTATTTGAATTTTTATCATCATCGCATTTTATATTATGTGTATGTATATAAGTTAATTTATTATCTATAATTAATTTTGTAAATGCATCCCACTCTGGTTGAAACTTTTTAGACCAACCACACCAAGAAGTATTAAAATTAAATACTTTTATTATTTTATTATTTTCATTAAATTTTTCTGTTACTTGATACATATTATTATATAATATAAATCCAATTATTAGTATAATTATTCCTAAAAATACTTTTTTCATTTATTATATATAATAAATTAAGATATAAATTTATAAAAATATTTAAAAAAATTTAATTAATTTTTTTCTATTATTATATATATATATAAAATGAGTAGAATATCAAATAGAAATCTTAATTCACAACAAAGTAACGCGAGCGGTATTAAGGTTAATACTAAATTTATACCTTTCTTTAGACATGATAATGCAGAAGATACCAGAATAGCCTATTTTATTGCTCATTTACGCGAGGAAGTGAATAGACACAAAGGTATAAATATTCCATATATCCCAACAAATATACGCACAACTCTATATAAAGAAAATATTATCCCTACACAGGTGACCGCATTGATAAATACAATTGCTCCCCATCCCGATGCTGGTAAAGAGTACAATATTAAAAAACTTATAAATTATGAAATAGAATACACTGGGAATGTGAGATTTAAATTAATACCCGCGTCAATGCGTGAAGACACCGAATTATACAAAGAATGGATCGGGTTTTTTTGTCAATTATTTACCAGGCTTGATACCCTACCTATTAATGCAGCGACAAACAATACAGCTTTACAGTTTGTTAAAACGCTTAAAGAAAAAGAAGAAAAAAAAGATCCATATGAATATCTATTCGCAGTTGCCGTTGTTCGAACATTTTTAAAAACTTTATTTACTACTCAGCCAGATCCTAGGAGCCCTAGTGGGGCTCTTATAGATGTTTCCATATTAGATAAACCTAAACTGTGGCACACTGCAACTGGAGGACTGTTTATTTCATCAGATGAGATGCTAACAAGATTATTTGCGCCTGGGAAAATATACAACAAAAAAACATTACTTGTACGGACACCTGCACTAAAGGCATCTTTTAACCTTAACCTTGCACAAAAATATTATAATATACAAAAAGGTGGAAGTCTAGAGCTAAATCAGTTGCGAGAACGAACAAAAAATTTTAAAACGGTATCAAACTATGCAAAATTTTTTATAAATGGTCTTGGTCGAAAGCAGTCTGAGCTTAATGACCACTCAAAGAGTGCGGATACCGCCGCATCTCTAACTGCCAGAAAAGAGCTTGAGACACACTATAATACATATATAAAATCACTAGAACAATTTTATAAAGATGTACTGACTAAGGAAATACAGGATGCATTATTGGATATATTTGGTGATCAACAGGACAAGCTTGATCAGTTTAACGAATTCATACAATATTTACAAAAGCATAAGATATCAATAAACGAGTATGATAATTATATCGCTAACTACATAACGAACGACTCGACTCAGATAACCGATAATATCATAAGGTTCTTTGGCACTATCAATAGGTTTTCTACAAACCTGTTAGCATCTTTACAGGAGGATATAGAACAAGCGGAACAAGCGGAACAAGCGGAACTACCACCGAATGACCCTGCCCCCTCCGTTGAATCCAATGATCCTGGTAATGAGTCGGCAAAGGCAAAGGCAGCAGAGGCAGAGGCAAAGGCAGCAGCAAAGGCAGCAGCAGAGGCAACAGAGGCAGAGAAGTTGGAAGCTGAGGCAAAGGCAGTAGAGCTGCAGCAGAAGTTGGAAGCTGAGGCAAAGGCAGTAGAGCTGCAGAAGGGGCAAAAGGGGCAAAAGGTAGTAGATGAGGCAGCAGAGGTGGCGAAGGCGGCAGCAGAGGTGTTGCCGTCGGTGGTGGTGGCGGAAGCTTCTTTAGCGGAGGCTGTAAAAACAGCCACAAGCACATTGAACGCAGAGATAGCTAAATTACAAAAAGAGGTAGGCACATTGACGGGGGACCTAACCGCCGCACAAGCGTCAGGTAAGGCTACTAACGATGAACTAAAGGTTAAACTGGCCGAGCTAGCTACTGTACAGACATCACTTAAAAATTCGTCTGATGCAGGCAAAGTTGCAGTTGCTGCGGCGCAAGCGATAGCCGACAGTACTCTAGCGATACAGCAGGATATTAATAATAAAGTACAACCCTTATTAACACAATTGAATCAGCTAGCAACCACAGGTACTGGAAATACCGCTAAACTTGATAAAATAATTAAAGATATAAATGGTGTAGTTATGAACACATTAAACAAGCTTACAACACAGAAGTTTGAAATCAATATAGACGACTCAGGAGACAGTTCTGAAGATCTAATTGAATCACTACCTACAACCAAAATGTATGAAACATTAAAACAATGCAATCAGGCTCCCAATACCGGATATATAACTACTTATGCAAATAAATTAGATTTTGAAACAGAACATATAGAGGAGTTTTTTGAGAATCGACTACAGAAATTATATAAAGAAGTAGATAAAAAAATTAAAAAACAAGAGAGTAAAATTACACCAGAAACACCTGCAAGTCTAGCAAAGATAGCTGCTGCTCATGGTATAAAAAGTGGTGATAATAAGCATAAATATGAAAGAATTAATGGCAATATAACGGTTACAGATCTTACAACAGGTAAAAAAGTTAGTTATGAAAGAATTAATGGCAATATAACGGTTACAGATCTTACAACAGGTAAAAAAGTTAGTAATGTTAGTAGAAAGGAAACGTGTACTAATATGGGGTTTAACTTTTCCAATGATAATGAGTGTTATACTTTTCTTAATTCGTGTATTTTAGGAAAAGATACAGATGCGTGTAAGACAATGTTACAAAACTCACAGTTTTGGAGGAAAGATCTAACCGACTTTAGACATCATGCAAATTTTTTTACTGTATTTATAAGTTTAGAAAAATATGATTTTCAAATAATAGAGAAAGGTGTTCTTAAAGAGCTAGAAGATGTAGATACGTGGGTAAAACGGCAAGGCACTACTGGAATACCGCCTGAAGTAGTTGCATTGCTAAAAGTTGCGGTTGATGAGATTAATAAACATCCTGCTATATTAAATAGTAATTATACAGGGCCACAGAAAAAATCGACCGCTGTGACTAAGAGAGGTGATAAAATATTGGCAATGAAACTTCAACCGAGCACAAGAGACACACTACCAGAGGAGCTACGGCAACCTACAGATCTATTAAGTGAGACTGGAGTAATATATAAAACTAACCTTATTACTGATGCAGTAAATGAGCGTGCAGACGAGATAAAGAAACTATTAAAAGAAGAATTACATGTACTGCAAACTGAGATTAATTTACTTAAAGCGCCACTACTAGGACCAAGCACAAGAACAAAATATTTTCACAGTCAGCACGGCGGAAATCCAGATTATGATTTACATAGCTATGAACACTATAATGCAATGACACAACTAAAAGAGCATATAAAAAACCTAGATACAAGAATTAGTGGTATTTTAATGCAATCATTTAATTTATATATTAATGCACTAGATGCAAGAGGTATAAAATTAGATATGCATAATCAGAATAAAATAAAGGAAGAACTTGCAAAAATAAGACGGTTAGAAATATTTTTGACACACACCGCATTTTATGTATATAAATTTATTTTATTTTTTAGCGAATTTAAAGCTTATTTACCCATTATAGACCCTTCATATAAAGATTTTATTGGGAAAATAGAGCTTAATTTAGAGCAATTAGAAAAGTTAGTTGATGCAACACATGATAAATTTAAAACCTATTGTGCAAATACTGCAGATGGAGCAACTAAAACAGGTAAAGTATACGCGCTTGCTACTATATGTTCTCAGTTAGAGGAATTAACATTTCCTAAACTGTCTGATTTAGAAGAACTTCCTCCCGGTTTTAGACAAACTAAAATAAAGTCAAGGCTGTAAGCCAAACTCAAAATGATTAAGATAAACTTATTAAAATATTATTTAACTCAATATATTTTTATATTAAATTAAATAATATAAAGACGGATTTTCTCATTATTGGTATAATGGGAGTAGGTCTTTTATTACTTGTATCAGTAGGCAAAGAAAATATATACTTATCTGCACAACCTGAAATTACCTTTTTTAAAATAGCATATAGAAGACATACTAATTATTCTATTGAGCCAACGCCTCAGTATTTTAAAACAATACCCGATTTTGGAAGAAAATGTACAGTAACAGTTGCAAAAAATGCAGATTTAGCAGGAATGATTTATTTATATGTTGAATTACCATATATTCAATTAGAAAGCACAAGTAGTATTAATAAACAATTTGCATGGGTTAATAAAATAGGTTTAGCATTAATAAATTTTATAGAAATAGAAATAGGTGGTTCTATTATTGATCGTCATTATGGTGATTGGTTAAATATATGGCATGAAATCACAACCAGTATTGGTCATAAAAATGGTTATAATAAAATGATAGGAAATATATCAACAAATATAGATTTTTCACAAACAAAACTAATGACTAAATTACACATACCATTATCTTTTTGGTTTTGTTTAGATACAGGTTTAGCATTACCTTTAATTGCATTAACACATAATGATGTGAAAATACATGTTGATTTTAATGATATAGATAAATGTTATAGAATATCTCCTAGTCATTTTATAACAGTTACTAATAATTTTTGTTTATTTAAAGTAGGTGAATATTTTTATCAAAATTATCAAAATACTAAAATAATAGGTGAATTTGTTTATTTTGACCCTATTAATTATAATTTATATTATAATCAAATTAAAGGAAAATTTATTATTCCAACAATATTAAATGACTCTACATTAGCATTAATAGGTGAAACAACTAATTTTATTATTAATATTAAACCTAATACGGTTGTTGTAACTGATGAAGATTATTTTAAATTTAATAAACCTTCATTAATAACATCTTATTTATTAATTAATTATATATATCTTGATAATTTTGAAAGATTTAATTTTATAAATAATGAAAATGAATATTTAATACCCGTAATACAAACATTACCAGATCAAATAATATATTCTACTAATATTGCATATAAATTATCATTAACAAATCCTATAAAATTTTTAGTATGGAGAATTATATTATCATCAAATATAAATTTAAATGATCATTTTAATTATACGACATATCCATATACATTATTAGAAGAAAACACAATTAATAAAAATACAATTGTTATTAATTCAATAAATCGTATTAATTCAAATTCATCAGAAATTTATACCTATTTACAAAAATATAAACATAAATTAAATAGTATTCAAAATGGTATTTATTTTTATTCATTTGCTTTAAACCCATTAGAACTACAACCATCTGGTTCATTAAATTTTAGCAAAATAGATGATGCATATCTACAAATTAAAATGAATAAAATAATTAATTATCAAAATACTGCAGTATGTAGAGCTTATGGTATTCAATATAATATATTTAAAACAAAAAATGGTATTGGTGGTTTGCAATTTACTATCTAATTTTATATCCAAGCTAAACTAGCTAATCCACTCATAACTCTTAATATATTATATTCTTTTATTATAGTAGATAATTTATATTGTTCAGATAATACAAGTGAATTAGATGTAATTTTAATTACAATATCATCAAAATTAGTAAAATTTAAATGCCCCGAATATTGTTTATCTAATGGATATAATGAAAATGTATAAACATAATATCCTGTTGGTAAAGAATTATTAAATTTCTGATAAGGGACTACATTTGTAAAATATGAATAATCGCGTTCTGCAAATAAATCAGCTCCATTAGCTTTAAAAACTATAGATTCTATTGGAGATATTTCTTTGATACTAACTTTAGTTGAAAACATATATGTTAAATATAAACATAATGTATATTCTTTTTGATTATTATTAAGTGCTGTTAAATATTTATTTTCAAAATATAATATATATTTTAATAAATTATAATTACTATCCCATATTGCCCATTTATGATATGTATTAATAATTCTATTTATTTGATCAAATTCAGCTTTATCAATTTTATTTTCAGTTACTAAATATTTATTAATTAAAATCATATTAGTTTTAATTATTTCAATATCAACCGCATATTTTTTTTGTTCTTCTGATGTATAAATACCATTTTTAATTAAATCTAAATAATAATTATAAGCATTAATATACTGGTCATATCTTATATCATATTTAGTAATTATTTCTGAATAATATGTTTTATTATTATTAATAGGATTTGTAATCAAATATATATCTTTAATTAATCCATTAAATTGTTTATTTAATACTACATTTGTTTTATTAATATATATTATTGGGAAAGTTTTATAGCGTTCAATTATATATTCATGACTATATGTACCAAATAGTTTTCTTTCAATAGTATCTAATAAAATATAATCAGTTATTAATGTACATTTTACTTCTGGTTTTTTAGTAAATTCATATGTTGCATTTGATAAATCATTTGATAATATATATAATAAATCATTTAAAATATATTGTAATCTAATTTCAATATTAGGCATTGCAATAGTTGGAATAGCCAAACCCGGATTATTAGCATACCAAAATATTAAAGGAATATATAATACCCATTTATTATCTATTAATCTTATTTTACATAAATTATATAATTGCTTACGTTTTTCTTCTGTTGAATATAAATATTTATCTATATTAAATATATTTTCATTTAGTTCTTCCATTAATTGATCATTAAAATATAAACTTATATTTGAGAAAAACTTTGTATAATCACTACCCCAATCAGGAACAACAATTGTTTGAGCGTTATTATAAGATACAGTAATTTTTTGTTTCATTTGTTCATTTTGTATAAATTTATCATTATAAAATATATTAGTTAAACTTAATTTATTATAAGATACTAAATAAAATTTAGACGATGGTATTGGAATACCATTATTATTTATATTATATTCATTAATTTCTTCATTCATAAACAACTCTATTTTACTTAATTCTGTTTGTTTATAAAATTCTGCATATTGAAATGAGTTTTGATATTTTTCAATTGACATTACACTATTAATCTCATATTTTGAATCAATATAATATGTATAATTATTATAAAATGGTATTATTACCGATGATGATACAACATAATATGTGTTATATAAATTATCAATTTTTGTATATAATTTATCAAATATTTTAGTAACTATTCTATTACCATTATATAATAATGTTAATGTAGAATTTTTTACACTTTGTAAAAATCCATATACTGGACCAGTAGGACCTGTATTGCCAGTAGGACCAGTAGAACTACTAGGTCCACTAGGACCACTAAGACCACTAAGACCACTAAGACCACTAGGTCCGCTAGGACCACTAGGTCCAGTATGTGAATCAATTTTAATTAAATATAAATGCTCATCAAATTTATTCCCATCTTTTGAATAAGGTAGATAATAAAAATTAGTAGGAGGACTGTATTGATATGGATATTCAAATTGTAATATATGTTTTTGATTTAATACTGGTTTAAATAAAGTTCCTATATTATTAACAAAATATTGGCAAAATTTAATAGGCCCAATAGGACCAGTATTACCAGTATTACCAGTAGGATCAGTAGGACCAGTATTACCGGTAGCACCTGCATTTAAATTATCAATTATTATTATTAATTTATTATCAGATACTATAAAATCATTTTTAGTAACTGATATATTTGATACACTATAATATACATTACTTGATAATAATAAAATAAAATCTGATGGGAATATTATAATAAATTGATTACTAATATTATCATAAGTATAATAACCGGGTAATAACACTTTGCCAATATTTGGTAAAAATTCCCATTCATTTTTTTGTATAAATCCAGTATTTAATAAATTAGTTATTTTATTATTTGTTATAAAGTAAGTATTATTATCTAATTGATAAAAATTTGATGTTAGATTAGTTATATTAGTTGATATTAATGTGCCATTTACATCAAATATATTATTAGAGGAATCATAACTACCGCATGTAGTATTCAAACATACACTATATATATTATCTGTATAATATTTATATTCATTTGCTTTTGCGACTGATATTACTTTATTACATATATCTTGATTAATACGTTTATAATGAATAATTGATGATGTATAATTACTTAAATTATATATAGTATTATCACTATATGTATAATAAAAAACTAATTTATTATCACCATATGAAAAAATATATAGTGGTGATATTGTTTCTATAATTTTTGTATTTACATTTATTGGTGATATTTTAAATTCTAAAGGAACTATTAAATTATTTTCAATTGGTTTATAACCAGTATCATTAAATGGTGGGTCTAATTGATATTCATATAATACTTGTGATTTATCTTCAACATTAGATGGGACTATTAAAGTAATAACTGTTAATGATGTTTCTGTATTTATTAATTTATCTGTGGTATTAATTGTATATGTATTACCATTAACAAGTGTTAATAAATAATTTGAACCCATAATTTCAATAAAAGTATATAGCGGTTTAAAATATGTTAATGCTTGATTAAATATAATTCTCCATGCATTATTATTTATAAAATTCAAACTTTTTACATATGTTTTATTTTTAAATTCAAATGGTAAATTATTATTTGTTATAATATTATCAATTGGTAATAATATTGTTACTCTATTTGATATATTATTTATAATTAATAAATCAGATCCTTGAAAACATAATTGTTCAATTAAATTTGTATCAACATTAAATGTTATATTATATAAATAACCTAAAAATCTTGTCTTGATAATATTATATTTTGTTTCCTGAATTAAAACAAAAAAGTCAGTTGGTTTAATATTATAATCAGATTCAAAATTAATCTCATCAGGATAAATTTCAATATTGGAAATTTTAATTTGATTAGATAAATTATTACCAAATAAAAAGTCAAATGAATAAGTACTATTAACATTTATTTCATTATTAACATTTAATTTATATTTATAAATAGGATTAATTTGTAATGTATTAACAACATTAATAATATTATTTCCATATGGTTCTAACACTGTAACATCATTTATATTAACATCACTAACCCCATTTATAGCCCAATCGAGTGCTCTTGCATAATTTAATAATCCATAATAAGATATATTTATTGATTCATCAAATTGTAAATAAGAATACGCCTTATTTTTATTTATTTCAAATTGGGAAATAATAGTTAAATTATCCGTAAATTCTTTATCTAATTTACTTAAATTTTCAGTATTTGAATATTTTTCCCATAATCTAGCAATAATAAATTTTAAAGGAGAATTATAAAAGAAATCAGGAGTATCAATTAATGGTTCAGTAAAATTATTATATAATTTAATAAATTCATCGCCTAATATTCGTAAATATCTTAATAATTTATTTACAGATATACCTAAATTATTATTATCATTATTACTATAATTTTTATTAATCCATTTTGCACATTCACTTATTATATTATTAAATGTTGATGATGTTCTATAAACAGTATTATTGTTTTTATTATAATAATATTCATATGATAAAGAATATACTATTTCTTTTTCTCCGTTAATTGTGATATATGGTGGATTTGGATCATTATCAAATATTATATTATTCCCATCAAAAATAATATTTGTATTTGCATTAAAGTTTTGTAATACTTGAGTAAAGTTTGTTAATACTTGATTAATATTATTTGTTACATCTAAAAAGAAATCAGGTTGAGATAACCATAATTCAATATATGTAAATATACATGGCTCAATAGTATCTTTCATTGTAGTATAATTATTATTATAAATTGGATTACTATTCATTATAATTAAAAATTGTTTTAATATATCTATTTCATTGTTAGTAAGATAACTATAATTATTTATATCTGCAGGTGATGGTATAATTACATCTGCTTTACCATTATTATATTTTATATATACTCTATTTAATAAATTATTTAATCTATTAGTATAATTAGATGAACATAATAAACTCCACTCTTTCCATGGTTTTAAATATACATATAGTGTTATACCATCAATACTACTGTTTTTTAATAAATCATGTTTTAATTGATATACATCAGTATATAAATATGATGGATTAAAAATATTACTTATATCTATTTCATAATTTGTAAATAGTTGAACTTGTGTATAATCATTTATAATTTCTAAATTATCATTATCAATATTATCAACAGTTATAAGTGTATTATCATTATTATTAAAACTTTTTATTGATAAATAAGCATCTTGAATTTTATATATTTCAGTGCTACTTAAATTTAAATGTGTATCATCTAATAATTTATGTTTATATTCAGGATTTGTTTTAGTTATTTTAGATAATAATATGTTTTGAACAATATCTTCAGTATTTATTATTTTGGTATTAATATAAAATTCTAATGAATTATCATTTAATTTCTTATCTTGATTTAATTGTTTATTTACTTGTAATGATTTAACTAAATAATTAATATTTTTTGTATATATTATATTTACATTATGCATAATATATTTATCAGACTCTAATCTGTATGTATCATTTTCAAGAATTATTGCACATTCTTTTGTTAATGACTCATCTAAATAAACAGTATTATAAATTTTAGTATCTACAATATTATTAATAAATTGTATAGTTTGTTTATATTTACCATTAATAATAGTTTGTTCATTTACAAATTTAATCGGATATTTAATTATTATTTCAATTAGTTGATTATTTTTTGATACAATTGGAACGACTTGTGCTATTTGATTATTACCATATAAAAATGTCCCATTTTCATTAATTTTAAGCCATATTAATTTACTTAATGTTAGTGAATTAGATGATATTGATTCTGCTTTAGTATATAATTTAATTTTATTTCCTTCTTTAATTTTACATAAATGAATTCTTTGAACATCATTAGTATTTTTTTCACACAGTAAAAAATATGTACCTGCTAATGTATCAAAATTATTTATAGTTCCATCAGCATTTATCATTCGATAATTATAAAAATATATATTAGTATATGTATCAGAACTTATATTATTACTCGCTTCATTTTGTGCTTGTGAATATCCATATTTAAATATAATTTTATTATTATTTATTGTTTTTTGAATAAAAATTAATTGGTCATTTTTTAACGCTGCTCTAATAACTTCTATTTCTGTATTTATAGCCATATTATAATCAAGTGATTGAATACCATAATTATATCTAAATTTAGTTAAATAATATAAATCTGTTTCATTAATATTAGATGGTGATATAATCATATTTGTTATTTTATTATCATACGCACTACCATATGGAATACTTGTTCTTAAATAAATGTAATAAATATCTATAATTAATTCAACTTTTAATATATAATTATATAAACCAAATACTTTGACTGATTGATTATAAAAAAAAGTAAATCCATTTATAATATTTGTATTTAAATTATTTATTTTAAAAGTATTTATTTTAAAACGAGGGTTTCCACTATTATTTTCATATGTTACATTTAATATAATTGGAAATGTATTTGTTAAATTATTTTTTTGATTAAAAATAGGACTAGTAAATAATGATGGTATTTTCATAGGATTGTTAAAATTTGCTGTATAGTTATTATACCATAATAAACACCATATATATTTTTTGTTATCAACTGTAATAAAATTATTAATTGGTGTATGAATATACATTTCGTTAGTAGATAAAACAAAAGTATTATACATATTAAATTTCCCAGAATCTATAGAACTTCCCGTAGCACCTGTATTGCCACTATATGGTATTAATATTGTTATATTGTTTTGTAATTTTAAATTTTTAATAGTAATATAATTTGTGCGCGTTGTTTCATATTCAATATACATAATTTCAAAAGGCTGATATGGTAAAATAAAAGAATAAAAACTATTATCTTCAAATGTTGGAAAAGTTATATTTGTTAAATCAAATATTATTTCATTATCTCTTATATTTATAATATTTAATATTAATGTTTTTGGAGTATTAGCACCTGTAGCACCTGTAGCACCTGTAGCACCATCAATATAATTATATAATATTTTGTCATAAATTTTTAATTTAACAAAATTATCAAATAAATAAAATTTAGTCTTGCAATATAATAATTTAACAGTTAAACAGGATTCATTAAAATTACCATATAATGTATTACTATTTAATGTTTCGTTTGTTCTTATTTGTAATATATTATTATATAAATAAACATCATATAACTTTATATTTGCAGATAAATTAAATTTAATTATATTTTGTTTAGTAAAATTAGGTAATTCTTTATTTATTTTTTTTGTATATACACCGTAAGTATAATACCCTATATTTGTATATTGTAAATTAGTTCCAAATATATTATTATCATATTGTCTAATAGGTTCTAATTCATATGTATTATTAAAATGGTTTAATCCCTTAACAATAAAAAAGTTAAAGTCAATACAAATAATTTCATCTTGTTCCATATATAATTTATCATAAATTGAAATTGTATATAATGACTCGCTAATTGGTATCAAACATATACTATTTTTAACAAAAAATGAATTTTGTAATGAAAAATAAGTTGATAATGTTGGTGAAATATTATTCATATTTTTTAATGAATATATATTTGTATCATTATATGCTGCAGTTTTAGGCACTATATAATACTTATTTTCTCCATTTAATAAATCAGTTGTTGTAAATATAAAAAAAGCAGCTGTATCAAATAGTGTTTGAATATTATTATGTGGATAAGTTGTCTCATTAATAGGCCATATATTACTCGTGCTATTTGCATATAATAAAACAGGTGGTTTAATATTTAATATACTATTATAATCTAATGGTAATATTTCATGATTATAATTAATAGTATCTATATGTCGTGTATCAGAATAATATTTATAACATATTTGTTTAATATCATTTGGTAATATATTTAATTTTAAATTATTTCCATCTGCAATAAACACGTCGGAAGAGTTTAGTAATGTATGCTTTGTTAAAATATTAGGAATTGTAATATTACCATTAATATCTGTATAAAGTGGTTGTGCAAATGATAAATAACTTAAGAGTTTTCCATATTCTTGAAATATTTTAATATTAATATTATTAGGATCTTTTTCTCGTATATCACTAAATATTACCCAAAAATATATTTCAAAACTAGGTTCATTTGGTGAATCTGTCCGTAATTTATACATTTGAATTCTAAAAAATGAAGAGTCATTTGAGTCCTCTAATTTTATATTATATTTATAAGTTATTGTACCAGTAGCACCAGTTGTAGCGCTTATTAATGTTAATATAATATCATTTTCCATTGATATAATTGGTTTAGTGTATTCTATTGTTCCTAAAACGAGTGATGTAAAAAAGAAATCTTTATATACTAGAACATATGATGTTGAATAAATAATCAATTCAGTACTAGTTCCAGGATTTTTATAATATTCGAACTGTATTGTAGGTAGTGTAGGTACTCCGGGTGTATATTTTTTTAAAATTAATGGAATTAATAATTTTACAGCAGAATTTGTTTTGGATTGTAATATAAGTTGTATTTGTATTATATTTGAAAAATTTAATTTTGTTATATCATTATCATAACTACTAATATCAAATACTTCATGAGAAAAATCAGACTTATAAGAATAATTTAATAATGTATCAAAATCATATACTTTTGAATAATTAACAGCCTCTACGGGAATAATATATATAGGTTCTCCAGTATCTCCTGATGGTCCTGTTGGTGCAGTAGGTCCAGTAGGTCCAGTAGGTCCAGTAGGTCCAGTAGGTCCAGTAGGTCCAGTAAGTCCAGTAGGTCCAGTAGGTCCAGTAGGTCCAGTACAACCTGTGCAACCTGTGCAACCTGTGCAACCTGTGCAACCTGTGCAACCTGTGCAACCTGTGCAACCTGTGCAACC